GTGTTTTCAGATGAAGTTCTTGAAAAAATTTTTGCCAGAAAAGAGATGCAGTCGTTAGATCTGTCGACACAATCGGCTATTATACATGCAATTGAAGATGTTTTAGAGGAGGTAGAACAAAATGAACATGAACGGACCGTATCAGACTCCAATTTATAATCAGCCGGTTCAATATGGTCAGCAATACACACCATACAATCCTTATGTCAATCAGCCTCGCATAGATGCAAACCAAAACTATGCGCAGGCATTGCAACAGGTTCAGCCGCAAATGCCGGTTCAAACTTTTGGCATAAATGGAAAAGTAGTTCCGGCGGTAGAAAACATCACTGCCAATGATGTGCCAATGGATGGCAGCGTTGCATTTTTCCCAAAACAGGATATGACAGAAATATACGCTAAAAGTTGGAACGCAGATGGCACAATTCGCACAATCGTTTTTAAGCCAGTTTCGCATGATACTGTTAGCAATTTATCGCATGATACTGAAAAATTGAAATTTGACCTATCAGACGAGTGCACAGGTGCATTTATGCAGAAGTTTGATGAACTTTTTGGGAAGATTGAACAGATAGAAAACCGGTTAGATAAACTCCCTAGCGGTCAAAGAAAAACTTCACAGGTAAAAAAGGAGAGTGATCCAGAGTGAACCCAATGCAGGTAATTTTAAATCAAATGGTAAATTCCCCACAGGTACAGAATAATCCAATGGCTAAAAATGCCATGCAAATGTATCAAAACGGAGACAGCAATGGCTTAAAATCAATGGCAGAAAACCTTTGTAAAGAAAGAGGAATTACAGTAGATGAAGCAAAGCAAAAGGTTATGAGCATGTTTAATCATTAGTACATTTTGGGGTGCGCGCAAAATAACCGGTTATCCCATTTGTAAATAGATCAGATGGAGGTAAACAAAATGTTTAATGGAAATGCAATGCCTAGTCTTGCTGATATTGCAGCAGTGACAGGAAACGGAAGAAACAATGATGGTATGTGGGGCGGCGATGGCTGGTGGGCTATCATTATCTTCGCTATGATCTTTGGCTGGGGCGGCTTTGGCGGCAATGGCTGGGGAGGAAACGGAGGTATGGGAGCGACAGCATCTGCATACACCGACTCTGCAATTCAGCGTGGATTTGACACGCAGGCTATCATCGGAAAGTTAGATGGTATCACAAATGGTCTCTGTGATGGATTTTACGCACAGAATACCGCCGTTATGAACGGTTTCCATGGTGTAGACAATGCAATCTGCAACCTTGGCTACCAGACACAGCAGGGATTTAATACCACAAACGTGACACTTATGCAGGCGCAGAATGCTTTGCAGTCCCAGTTGGCTAATTGCTGCTGCGAAACCAGAGAAGCTATCCAGGGTGTGAACTACAATATGGCGCAGAACACATGTGCACTGCAGAACACCATGAACAGCAACACAAGAGACATTATCGACAGCCAGCAGGCAGGAACAAGGGCAATCCTTGATTACCTGTGTCAGGAAAAGATTTCTTCCTTACAGGCAGAAAATAATGACTTAAGAAGAGCCGCATCACAGGATCGCCAGTCTGCATTGCTCACTACTGCAATGTCAGCGCAGACACAGCAGATCATCAACGCTGTAAATCCGGCTGCAATCCCGGCATATGTTGTTCCAAATCCTAACGCTTATGCGTATGGTTGTGGATGTAACACAGGATGTAGCTGCTAAAAGTAGCTGCTACACAAAATTGAATAATTGAGTATCTTAATTGAGTTTAACTCGATTATGTCTGCTGTGCAGTATTGCTTATAAACACAAAGGGCAGACTATAATGTTTGCCCTTATTTTTTGAAAGAGAGGTAAATAATTATGGCAGAATTTACAGGGATTGCAATTCAAACTGTCGCGCAGGGAGAAGATGTGGCATTTACAGAAACTCCGGTATGCGCAACAAAATGTATTCTTCATAGACAGGGAAGCGGCATTGTTAAATTAAGAGGACTTACAAATCAGTGCCGGGCAAGATTTTTGGTATCTTATTCCGGAAACATTCAAATTCCTACCGGTGGCACAGTTGAAGCTATTTCACTGGCTATTGCAATTGACGGAGAACCGTTGCAGTCAACTCGAATGATTGTTACACCGGCGGCAGTTGAAAACTTCTTTAACGTTTCGGCGCAGGCATATGTGGACGTTCCTCGCGGTTGTTGTGTTACGGTAGCGGTACAGAATACGTCTACGCAGGCAATCGAAGTTCAGAACAGCAATTTAATTGCAGTCCGGGAAGCGTAAGGAGGGCGGTTTTATGGATATTAAGAGAATGCACGAAATGATCGAAAAACTGTCTGAAAGCGCAGAGTGTGAGTTTGCAAAAGGTATCGAATGTGTAGATACAGAAGAGATGGGAAAAGTCACGGACATGCTTAAAGACCTTGCGGAAGCCATGTATTACCGGACGCTTACAAAATCAATGGACGAATCAGACCCAGAGCAGGTTCTTGATATGTTTGAGCGTTACGGAGACGGAAGACGGTATTATGACCGTTACCGGTATGCAGACGGCAGATTTGCGCCAAAAGGAAGAGGTACGCGCCGCGGATATGAAGAACCTCCATACTGGCACATGACACCGGAAATGTACCGGGAAATGGAACACGACCGTGATATGGATCTTTCTTCCGGCAGAATGTATTATACCGAGCCTAAAATGACACCAGATGGTGGAATGCGTGATCGCAGAGAGGGCAAAAGCGGCATGAGCCGCAGAAGCTACATGGAAAGCAAAGAGCTTCACAAAGGCAATACGCCAGAAGACAAGGATGCAAAGATGCATGACCTTGAAAGATACATGAAAGAGCTTTCGGAGGATATGGCGGAACTTATCTCCGACATGACACCGGAAGAGCGCACAATGACAAAAAGCAAGCTGTCAACGCTTGTTTCCAAAATGTAATGACAGGGGCAGAAATGCCCCTGTTTGTTTGAACATTGACAACTGAATATCAGCTAGTGATTTGTGGATTTGGAAATTTTTCAAAAAGGTATTGACTTGTTACATGTAACATTATATAATGTAACTCGTAACAAGGAGGTGGTTAAAATCGCACCCAAGAGCAGAGCTGATTATATGAAACAACGTAGAGAAAAGACAAGAAATTTTAGTGTTGAGCTTGACAGGGAGAAGTTTGAAAAGTTAGAAGAAAAACTTTTTGAAAAAGGAATGACTAAAAAAGAGTGGCTTGACAACAAGGTTGATGAAGAAATCAGCAGTTAAACAAAAAGAGCAGTTGCAAATGATTTGACGGTCATGCAACTGCCCTAAAACCGAGATAACTCTCTGTGAAATATTTTATCATAGAGAGTATCTCTTTTCAAGAAAAAATTGAAAGGGAGGAAAAATCTATGAGAGAAATGTATATTGAAGCAATTACCAAAAATCTGAATGTACTTAGCGAACACTTTTTAAGATGTGTCTGGATTTTTACAAGTAACCTTGCATCTGACAAGAAAGGCGGTGCGAGATGAAAGAACAGCTGATTACAGAAATCCAGAGCATACAGGACGAAAAATTTTTGCAGTTTATTTTGAACACAATTATTTCATTCAAGAATAAATGGGGGATTTGCTGATGAATGATATTCAGATGAAACAATTAGAACAGACGTTAACCAGTATGGAAGTTTCGGAAATGGTTGGGAAGAACCACAAAGAATTGATGAGAGATATCAGAAGATATTGTAACCAAATATCAAAAGCAAATGAGGAACTTGAAGGAGAGCGCAAAATTGCGCTGTCCGATTTTTTCAAAGAAAGCACATATAAAAATAGTCAAAACAAAACACAACCTTGCTTTGACATTACAAAGAAAGGATGCGAATTTATCGCCCACAAGCTGACCGGAGTTAAGGGAACGGCTTTCACGGCTCAATACATCAATCGCTTCCACGACATGGAACAGGCTCTGAAAAATCCGCAGGCTGAAATTCCGGAGAAAGACCCGTTTGCACACTGGAGCATCGTAAAAAAGATAGAGAGTGGTAAATGGTTTAATAAAAATAACTGGAAACTCAAAATTATCTGTGACCGGTTCGGATGGACGAGAAAATTTTTATATCACAAAATTCTTGTGGAATTGTCTGATTTACATAACTTAGAACTTGTGGAAAAGTTCTATACAGTCACATATGGGCATAAACCGGAGTACAAGATGGACTTGCTAGACTACAGCAAAGAACTTGCTGGAACAGCAACAAGGTACATTAATTATTTGTTGATTGAAGAGCAAGAAGAATAACTTTAAATTTAGAAATCACTGGCTGATATTTGGCTGGTGGTTTCTTTTTTTGGAGGTAAATATGTTTGTGATAAATGGTATTGAATGGAAAATAGAATTTGTCCGTGGCGCAAGCAGTAAACTGATGCGCTCTGATGGCTCTACCAGCCTTGCTGTGACTGATTGGAATGATAGGATAATATATGTTTCGGATAAACCAGAAAATGGCTATTTGCGCAAAATACTGGCTCATGAACTTTGTCATTGTTTTTGCTTTTCCTATAACATTCATATGCCTATTGAGCAGGAAGAGTATCTTGCGGACTGGATCAGCCTGTACGGTACTGATTTGATCTATCTTTTGGATGATCTGATGTCAAACATTGATTGGAGGGCAGCATAGTGGACAAAATAGATGAATTGCTGCGGTATATTCACAGAACAAACCCGGAAATGACAAGGGAAAAGCTGATAAATGAACTAAGCAGAAGTGATTACGCCGCACGTTCTTTGCTTTTCACAAAAGAAGTTGTTTGTCAAGAAGAAAAATAGTAAAATGTTTTTGGGGTGATAGTATTGTACAATGGATGTCATACATCTTTTGATGTTATGAAAGAATATATGATCTATGGAGCGGAGCTTGATGAAAAATATCAGATCCCGATTGTCCCGGCATGCAGCTTGGATTATTTGCCGGAGGACTCCATAGATTTTGGAGAGAGCTTTTCACAAAAGATAAAAGGGCATAGAAAATTAAATGTGAATTTCTATATTGACGATTCAAAGTTTCAAAGACTGTGGAATAACCCGGATAAATACCTAGAGCACTTGAAGTGTTTCCACTCGGTCTGTATGCCGGATTTCAGTATTGCTACAGGCGATTGTGGTATGCCGTTTGCTTTGAATCTGTATAATGTGTACCGGAATCATGCGCTTGCACATTACATGCTGCTGAACGGGATCCGCGTTATACCGTCCGTAGGCATCCCGGACAAAGATAATTATGATCTTTGTTTTGCCGGGTACAGTAAGGGTGGTGTGATCGCTGTATGCACAAATGGAAGAGTGCGGGCAAAGGCGGCACGGATAGAGTTTTGCGAGGGATTCAAAGTTATGATCGACATGTTGCAGCCACATACAGTGTTGATCGTCGGGAAGATACCGGATGAATTAAACACCGATGTAAAGATTGTAAATTATAAATCACGCAACCAGAAGGTCAATGAGAGGTTTTCAAATGGGAACAAGAACAACAAAATCACAGAAAAAACAGAAACAGACTGAGAGTCAGAGGAAGAGAAGAGAACGAATTAGTCAAATTTCACAAGTTGCGAAATGACGCATAATAATTTACTGTGCATATTGTCTTTTCACAGTTGGAATCTCATTTTTCAACTTTTGAATTTTTTTCTTCTTGGAAAACGGCTCGATTTTGAGATCAGAAATCAGAATTTTCATACCCCGGCGGGATGCCGGTGATGTCTCCAGACGCGCCCCGGATGCTTCCTGGTGGTTTCCCGGATGCATCATGGCTGTGCACCTGGGGGAGTGCCAACGCGGCAAGATAAACACAGTGTTTACAGGCTTGCAACGTCGTAAAAGCGATTTACAGGCGGTTTTATACTGTGAGTATAAAAAGCACTGCATAGCCTTGCAAAAGCCTTAAAATGGCTTATACGTGTTCATTTAAGCGCATTATATGACCAAGCGTGTATCTTGTCAAGCTGCAATATATCCGGACACTGGAAAAAGCCGGGACGATCCCGGCTTAAAACGCTATATTCTCTGCATAATCACTAATCGCGATTGCAAGCTCTTTTTCATCTTCAAAAACAATACAAACCCGGATTCCCTGATTTGTCACGTTTCGGATTTCTATTTTGTTGATAAAAAATGCAGCTCTGTTTTCATAAATGTTTAAAAACGGCAGGTTCTCGTTTTTAATTCTATCACGCGCTTCATCACATGATTTTTCTAATTCCTTGATCTGGTTTTTCAAATTTTCTAATTGTGTCATTTATAGATCCTCCTTAAAGTAAAATCCCTTTTGGGTAAAAACCGCCGCCGGTAGTGATCCGGCGTGCATTCTCTGAGGCGGCTAATTATAGATACAGTTCCATAAGTCCAACATTTTTATTTCTAACTAAGACAACACCCGGACGCGCCACGGAAACATATTGATTAACTATATTTTCTATTTTTTCAGGGTCATAATATGGCGCCAATTTTTCGCGTGTGTATTCTTTTGATTCTTCAAGTGTCATCATCTTCATAAAATCAACCATCCTTTCATTGTGCGTGCTTGTCTCATCAGTGGCAAGGTTGCAATCCTACGCCAGACCGCCGCGCGGGCGGTTTCGACTATGCTATGCAGATTTCAAACACATCGCCTTGGATATGTTCAAAATCGACCTTTTCAAAAATCCCGATGCCGTAAAAGTCGGCTGTAAGTGTTCCAAAGTGGTTATATTCCCAGTTGATGCCGTTTTTTTCAAATTCCTGAATCGCATTACTGTTTTTATTTCCGGATTCCCAATTAATAAATAATCCTGTTCCTCTCATGTTTACGCCTCCCTCTCAATTTCTACTTTCTCAATTCTTCCGGCTTTCATTTCTTCGATGATCGCCTTCAGCTCGTCAAGGATATTTCCCTCTTCTGGTTGCTGAAAAGTGTAAGTATCATTTATCTTTCCCTCAATTTTAATTTTAACTTTCATGATCGTTCCCTCCTGTTTTTGTGTTCTTTGTTTTCCTGTTGAGATTATAATACACAAAGATGTACTTTTAATCAATATACAAAATACACAAAGATGTACTAATATAATATACAAAATACACAAAGATGTACAAAGCAATAAAGGTTGACAATGAATACACAATGATGTATTATTCATTTATAATAGAAAAGAAAGGAGTGCACCATATGACGGAGACAGTAGAAAAAAGAAAGAACGTTTATAGCGGGTCTATTTCATATAGAAGATTATGGGAGACACTGGAAAGAAGAGGGATTAAAAAAACAGACTTGAAAGATAAGGAGAAATTTAATTTATCCCCAACACTGGTTAATCGTCTTGTAAAAAATCAAAATGTCAGTGTTGATACGATCATGTATTTATGCGATCGGCTGAATTGTCAACCGTGTGATATTTTAGAGTATATAAAATAAATACACAAAAATGTATTTTATGTATTGACAAACAATACACAAAGGTGTATTATAATATTGTCGAAAGGCAATAGGCGAAAGCCAGAAAGGAGAAAAATGAGCGAAGATATGAGTGTATTTAAAAGTTACTTAAGAAGACTTTTGCAGGATCTGAAAGACCTCAAAGAAGTTTTGAAGTCTAAGGATTATGAAAAAGCGGAAAAGATGGTCGATCAGCTGATTGATGATACTCAAAAGGGTATTGAAGACAATTAAAAGAAAGGGCTGGAGAAAATCCAGCCCGACACACAAAAACCATACCAAGTCAAACAAAGCACACGAAAGACAATTCCCAAAAAGTTGGGAAATCTTTCGTGTTTTTATTTTTGGAGGTGGTGCAGGGAAACAAGACGAATTTACAAAAGATATACAAACCTACGCAAGATAAAATATACAATTTTGTTTTACTAAGGATATTATGACGCTAAGTTTTACACAAGATGACTATATTTGAAAGAAATTGAAAGGTTTATGTATATGAATAATTTAACAGTGACGGAGTATAAAAATATTCGCGTACTCACAACACAGCAGATTGCGGACGCGTATGGAACAGATAGTAAAACGATTTCATACAATTTTAATCATAACAAAGGGCGGTATAAAGAGGGTAAACATTTTATTTTGCTTGATGGAGAAGAACTCCGGGCGTTTCGTGAAATTCACGATTTGCCAAGTAATCTTAATCGTCTGTATCTCTGGACAGAGAAAGGCGCGTTTCTTCATGCAAAATCATTAAACAATGATATTGCTTGGGATGTGTATGATAGACTTGTTGACAACTATTTCAACAAAGATCAAAACGAAATCCCGAAAGATTACCCTACAGCGTTAAGGGCTTACGCTGATGCACTGGAAAGAAAACAAGAGCTTGAGGAAAAGAATAAATTGCTCTTGACCGAAAACGAGAGGATGAAGCCGAAAGAAGAATTTTTCGATGCCGTAACCGATAGTAAAGACGCTATTGATATAGGGCAGGTCGCTAAGGTTTTGAACTTCCCGGGAATTGGTAGAAACAAGCTTTTTGAAATTCTTAGAAATAACGGAATTTTGAAACAGAACAATGAACCATATCAGAAATATATTGATTGTGGATATTTTAGAGTTATAGAACAGAAATATGAAGCCAGACCGGGAGAAATCCGGATAAATATTAAAACCCTTGTTTTTCAAAAAGGTGTTGATTACATTAGAAAAATACTTGACAAAGTAGCATAGATAAATAGAAAGGGCGGCATGAAAATAGCCGTCTTTTTTGTGAAAAACATAGAAAATATTTGTACAAAATCAACAAAATTTTAAAGGTGCAAATTAGAATATAATCAAGATAAAAATGATAGAATTGTACCAGCTTTGTTGCAATGCAACACCTTTGCAACAAATTGCAACATTTTTGCAACGTAGATATAGACACTAGAGTAAGAGAAAGATTATATTCTCTCTTGTAATATTAAAAATATATATTATAAATAAGGCAGTATATTTATATAAATAATATATATAATATACAGGCTTAAAATTTAATTTTAAAATATACCTTGACAAGAAAATGATAGAATGATATTGTTTTATTAAATTAAAAACGCATTCGGGCAACGGGCGGCGGCAGCCGTCGAGGTCCCGAAAGAAACGGACTTCATGCAGCCGGTACAGTCGAGATCATCATGATCTGATTGTATCAGTTGCATTTTTTATTTTAAGTATTCCAGTACTGGAGAGAGGAGATATATAACATGTCAGCAGTTGAAATGCAGGAAATAAATAATAATACCGTTGATGTTTTTAAAAGTGATATTGACATGTATATAAATCTCTGGATGGAAGAGAGACATATAGAGGATTTATGCAAAGTATCGCAGAACAGATGGTATAACTGTTGTAAATATGTCTATGAGAATGTATTTAAAGTTAATCCAAAGTACCTAAAGGATGATAATAATATTAATAATGCCTATGATACAGATAAGGTTAACGAGGTATTAGATATATATATAGACCTGTGTAATGACTACGAGAAAGTAGTGAATATTGTTGGGTTCACATTCTTTACTGGAATACATAGAGATACGTTAAATGGATGGGTTAACGGCGTGCAGCTAGGCTCATCAGGTTCCGACATTTGCAAAAAGATTGACGAAATGCGTGAGGAAAGTTTGGTAGGTTTACAAGTTTCCGGCAAAGGAAACCCAATGAACTACATGCCATCACTCAACAAGTATTGCGGCTTTAATATGCCTGGAGTAAGAGACCAGGGATCCAGAGCAAGAGCGCTGACAGCCGAAGAACTGCCACATCTTGGGGCTAATAATTGTATAGGATTGCCGAACAACTCCGACAATTCTGGTTGAAAAAAGCGAGAAAAACGCAATAGACAATTCAAACAATTTAAAACCCAGTGTTTAATGGTCTTAAGGCGCATTAAATCGTTGATACATTACGCAAAACAAGGGTTTTGCGAATAGTTGTAAAATACGAATGGAATTGAACGAACAATTCAAACAATTTATCAATGTTCAAAGCATGATTCTGCATGGAGGGGGAGGGGGTTTGATAGGTTGAGAAAATCAGCGCTACTAAGTCCTTTAAATATCCTCAAAAACAAAAAGAGATTGGATGGAAAAGTATGAGAGTAGTATCACAAAGCAAAGACGTTTCGCTTGATTTTGACCGAGCGGTATTCACAGCAAATCATGGAATGATAACTGCTATGGTTGATGGAAAAACGTTTACCATTGGGACGTATGCAAATTTAGGTAGAGAAAAAGAAGTATTCTCTGATATGCACAAGGCATTTTCGGCTTTTCAAGTTATTAGCACAAACATGGATAAACAACAGGTGGCTGAAATGTTTGCAGTATCTAAAAACATATCGATCAGATGCGTTGAGATGAATGATCCTTGTATGGGAATAACTGTATTTGATAACATGGTCTATTACATGCCGGAAAAGTAGTGTTAATATAGCGCTATCGCCAAGCGGTAAGGCACTGGATTTTGATTCCAGTATTCGCAGGTTCGAATCCTGCTAAAGAAACTTGTGAGAGGAAAACAACCATGGTAATTATTAAAACGATTATATCGACGCTGGATGTTATTTTTATGCTGATACTATTTGTATCTGGCAGAGAATCCAAAGACAAAGAAACAGCAATTGCATTATGGGTACTTGTGATGTTACTGTTGCTGAGCATGTTTCTGATGTGGAGGTAACAGAATGTTTTATAGTCCAATATTTGGTATTTGCTTTCAGCTGCCTATCATTTGTGCAGAGGAAAGAATACATATAACAAAATCAAAGGAACCGGACAGCACCGGAGATTTACTCAATCTGGATAGTGACGCTGAGCACCAGTCTGAGAAGTCGGAGCATCCAGTATAGCTTAAGTCCACTGGCATTCGGTTTTTGCAAGAAAAAACTCGGCGCAAGCAATTATTCGGTGTTAGTGGACGTCGGCAAAATAAAAAGATCAAAAATACTATCATAAACAGCGCGCTATGCGCGCTGTGACGGAACGTAGCTCAGAGGAAAGAGCAATCTTTTCATTCTTCTATGTACTGAATTGATGTCGCAGGTTCAAGTCCTGCCGTTCCGATTGAGAGATAGGTTTAAAGCTTATCTCGGAATACGAAAAGTTCGTATTTCTCCTTTCGCCACTAGGACGTTTCTGTTAAGGACGGTGCGAGACCGTCCGGTGGCGTTTGCCGCGAAGTACGGCAAGGCGGAAGACCGCTTGGTGTTGGATTATGGTTGTCCCGTAATTTGCTGACGAGCAATACAGGCGGATTCCTATTGATAGTTCGGGCATCTATCCCACGGTGCCTGAGCTGTCAAAAATACAATTAGGCTGTGGCGGAAAAGGTAGACGCTTAAGCATAAGACAACCACGCTTTGGTTAGGAACAAGTCATTGAATTAACAAGGCAATGAAGGAACCTGTTAAGGGTGTTACCCGTTGTGGAAAGTCGTTGTTATGTGAGGTGCAAATCCTCACCAGCCTATTTCCTGTGATATTGCACAGGATAGTGCAACGCATGGCACGAAAAATATGATTGCTAACCGTCGTATGGCGGTTTTCGTGGATGGCAAGAAAGGTATTTGCCGGAGTAAGACGCTTCGTGAAACTGATAGTCGAAAGGTTTCAAGTGCAAGGTTCAAGTCCTTGCTCCACGATGGTGCCGAGCTGATTGATACTTTGATTGAGGTATAAATATGGTTTTAAATTGTGCAAATTGTGGCGCACCAATTGAAAGTGACAAGAAAGCGTGCCCTTATTGCAAAACTCCATATGGTTTCCGTACGAAGATAGAAATGGAACCATATATTGATTCAAACGGAAGGATTTGCAGACATGAACCGGAAATGATAGAAGTAACAACTTTGGAAGATTGTGAACCTAGGTTTATGAGGAAGTGATTGAAATGTGTGAATTTTGCAATGGGAAAGAATCATATAAAACTGCATATGGAGAATTTAAAATCAAAAAATTGGGCTATATAAATGTTATTCAATGCCATATTGATAAATGTCCACAGTATGCTAAATGTTGTAGCAATGGAATGAACGTAGCGATAGCAATGGAAATTGAATTTTGCCCGATGTGTGGTAGAAAGTTGGTGGAAGAATGACATGCTATGAATGTGCTTATTTTGGAATTGAATGGAATGAATTTTTGAAAAAAACGATAGAATTTTGTAACCATCCAGAAAAGTATATTCCTCCAGTAGGATTTGCTTATAAAGAACACGATTGCGAATTTTTCAAAAACAAATCTGGGATATCAAAATGGGACTCTTATTCAGAAAAAGAAAAAGAACAGGCATTGAGGTATTTTCGTGAAAACTATCACAAAAATCCTATTGAAGGTTTAACATGCGAGGGGGCTGAAATGAGTTTCATTGAATATCTAAAAAATGTTGATGCAAACTCATAAGGAAGAGAAGGAGTGTATGAAGCATGATTGTCAATATCAATAACAGCACATACGAGATGAACAGCAAACAGTACAAAGCAGTTCTTGATACGGCGAGCAAAGCGGTTACCTGCGGCATATACGCCATTGAGAAGAACAAGGTAGCAATCATGCTTCGAGAGGAATATAAAAGCAAGGAAGAGCTGAAACAGGCAGTTGGTAATTATACGGCGAAAGGGTTCAAGGTGCATTGGAAATGAAGAAAACACGTTCAAAAATCATAATCAAAACTAGAAAAGGCGGTTACACAAAGATTTATGCTAACGGAAAATGGCAAAAGGGAGTGTATAATATTGATTTCCATGCTGACTGCACGCCATTGAGATACCCATACATAAAAATTTCTTGTGAATTTGATAAGTATAAGACTGATAAAAACGGTTCGGTTATTTACGACCCGGAAAAAGAAGAAATTGCAAAAGAACACGTAGTTGCAAGAATTTAGGGAGATATTGTGAAAATATCAGAAATCTCTATTATAACTGCTTTGTAGAAAGTATTGCGGATATTGATTAGATGATATTACCGGCTAACAAACGGAGTTAGTCGCTAACCAACAAAAATTATTGGCAGAGGTCTTAAGGCACTTCTGCTTTTTTGCGGAGGTGCTTTTCTTTTGGCAAGTTCAAGCCTAATTTCCACAGTAAATGGATATGAAAATTACATACAGGTGCATGGAGTTGATGAACAGGTTATGGATGCCATGGCAGAAGCGGCAAGGGTAGCCATTCTGACGGAAAAGGATGTTGAGTATGGATTAAAGGTTTCTGCCAGAGCGAAAGAACTGACGGAGCAGTTTATTTTTCAATCTACATGTGGCACACCATGGGATTTAGAGAAATATTCATTCCAAAACAAGGTATCTTATGAAATTCTGGACAAATATTACGGGATTTTGCTTTTGGAAGCGCAAAACAAAGTTGTGGATAGTTCTTTCCAGTATTTGGAAAAGAAAAGAGATCCTAAAGAACGGTTTTATATGCCAAGAAGAAAGCAATTTCTCAAAATAGGGCTTACACAGGCTTTACAAGGCATGATTGATGATAGATATGACATCCTGTGCGTATCCCTTGTTCCGGGAGCAGGAAAAACAACGGTAGAAAAAATGTTTCACGCACTTGTTGCCGGATGGTTTCCGAGAGATTTCAGCCTTTTTTATTCGCACAGCGGAGATATTACCAGAATGTATTACGACGGCGTGTACGATATCGTTACAAACGCGGAAGAGTATACATGGAATGAAATTTTCCCGGATCTTTCCGTGACGAGCACAAATGCGAAGATGGAGCAGTTTAATGTCGGGAAGTACAAGTCGTTTCCATCCGTACAATGTACGTCTGTTGGTAGTAAGAATGCAGGTAAAGTAAGGGCTTCTAAGTTCTTACTGGTTGACGATATGATAGGCGGTATCGAAGAAGCAATGAATCCCATTATCCTTGATAAATTGTGGGATAAATATGCCGTAGATGCCCGACAGAGAAAGATACAGGACACGGACGGTAAGAACTGCAAGGAAATACATATTGCCACAAGATGGAGCGTACACGACGTCATAGGGCGCATCCAGAATATGTACGAGGGCAATCCGAGAGTAAAGGTTATTGCGGTGCCGGATGTAGACCCAGTTACCGGAGAAAGTAACTTTGACTATGAATTTTCTGGGTTTACGAAAGAATTTTTTGAAGACCAGCAGTTATTGATGGACGACATATCATATCGCTGTCTCTACAAACAGGAGCCGATTGAGCGAGAGGGATTGCTGTTTCCGGAAGATAAAATACGCCGGTATCTTAATTTGCCACATGGAGAGCCAGAGATTGTAACCGGTCAGTGCGATACCAAGGGAAAAGGAACGGATTACTTTGTTTTGCCGGTATTGCAAAAATACGGAGAGGATTACTACTGTGTAGATTGTGTTTGCGATAACACGGCAGATTATGAGATGCAGTATGAAAATGCAGCAAATGTTTTGACAAACAACAAAGTGCAGGAATGTGAATTTGAGAGAAACGCCGGCGGAGACCGTGTCGCAATGGAAGTAAACAAGCGAGTGGAAGCCAAAGGATGGATATGCAATATCACAGATACACCGACGGAGACAAATAAGGAAGCAAGGATTTTTCAGTGCTCTAACTGGATATTGCAGCACGTTATATTTAAAGACCCATCACTATATAAGCCAAATGAGCCATATGGAGTAATGATGTCTCTTCTCAAGAGATATTCAGTGTCCGGTAAAAAGCAGTTGGATGATGTGCCGGATGTATTTTCAAACTTTGCGCTTAGAGTGACAAATGGAAATAACGTAGCCAAAGTAGAAGCGGCAGTAAATCCGTTTAGGAGGTATTGATATGGTAAACAAAGATATTTTAAATCAATACTTAGATTTAAGAGAAGAAGTAAAAGAAGTAAGGAATAAAATTGAAAAGCTTGAAAAATACATAGAAAAAATTGAACAGGAAGGAACGGTTATTGATAGCGTTTCTGGCGGAAATGGTGGAAACCAACATTTTAAAATAGAAGGAATACCATTGCCAGAATATAGGCACAAAAAAACCTTGTTATATTCCAGAAAAACCACCCTCGAAATTTTGGAAAACGAACTTCTTGAAAAAACAAATGAAGTAGAAGAGTTTATTGCAAATATAAAAGATAGCAGAATTAGAAGAATAATTAACCTTAGATTTTTAGAAAATCAATCTTGGAATAAGGTTGCCGACCAAATAGGAGGCAATAACACAGAAGACAGCGTGAGAAAAGCGTTCGATAGATTTATGAAAGAGTAAAGTTGTCCGATATGTCCGGTTTTTTTCTGATATAGTTATAATCGAAGAAGTCAACAAATAGTTGAACACTTTACCATCCCCCATTGAAAGAGCATCGAAGAGAAATCTCCGGTGCTTTTTCTTTTGAAAAGAAAAGAGGATTTTATGGTATATACACCAAAAACAATATATTGCCCGCGTTGCGGAAGAAAAGTTGCCACACACGATGGGCGTTCAACAATGAACATTTCTGTGGAATGTAGGAAATGCCACAAGAAAGTTGTTTTTTATCCGGAGAATGGAAAAACAGAATTAAAATCTCTTCCGTTTCGTGCAACATCCAGCGGAATGACCTTTATTTAGGAGAAAAAAATGAGAAATGACAAATCTCTCCAAGACCTTGTTAAAGGCTGTTATGGTAGAAAAATTTTATATACAGATGTTGAAACCATCACAGCAGATAATATTGTCAATGTGGTGGGAGACTGCATCGGAAATTTTTATTACAACAAAACCATCATAGAATATCTTTGGCGATATTACAAAGGTGACCAGCCTGTTTTATACCGTGTAAAGGTGCAAAATGCTGATATTACAAACAAAATAGTAGAAAATCATGCGTATGAGATTGTTCAGTTCAAAGTAGGACAGACATATGGCGAGCCAATACAGTTTATCAGTCGAAAAGATGATGATGAAATTAATCGGGCAGTGGATGCGCTGAATGACTATCTTGTGGATGCGAATAAACAGGAAAAAGACATTAAAGCAGGAGAGTGGCAGTCAGCAACCGGAACATCTTTTAAGGCGGTAAGATTTGCAAATGGAGAAATACCATTTCAAATTGTTGCGCCTACTCCAATGAATACGTGTGTTATTTATAATCGGAGCACGGAAGAACCGGTGGTTGCGGTGCAGGAGCTTAAAGACGAAGATGGAAGATGGTACAAACTGTGCTATACGGACAACTATTCATGTAAACTTCAAAACGGAGTAGTTTCTGAATGGAAATTGCATGCATTTGGAAGTATACCTATTGTTGAGTTTCCAAATAATCATGAGAGAATTTCTGATATTGAGCTTGTCATAGGTATTTTGGATGCCATAAACAATATGCAGTCAAACAGAATGGATGGAATTGAGCAGTTTGTTCAGTACTGGGTTAAGTTTGTGAACTGTGAAATCGACCAAAAAACGTTTGAAGAGATGAAAATGAGCCATGCTTTGACGGTAAAGTCCAATAACAAGGATAACAAAGCCGATGTTGAGATTATGACGCAGGAACTAAATCAGAGCCAGTGTCAGGTGGCAAAAGATGATTTGTGGGACAATGCCTTGGCAATATTAGCAATACCAAACAGAGAGTCCCAAAACTCTGGAGGAGATACACAAGGAGCAGTATCATTAAGGGCTGGATGGGATTTTTCAAAGACAAGAGCAAAATTAAAAGACCCAATTGTGAAATCGGCAGAGAAGAGACTTGCAAAAGTTGTCTTAAATGTAATACGCGTTAAGGACAATGATTTGAAATTGTCAATGAGGGATTTTGATGTGCAAATCAATCATAGCCCGCAAGACAATATGTATACAAAGTCGCAAACACTATATCAGCTTTTAGAGTGCGGCATACATCCTCTTATTGCCATTAAAACGGTGGGGCTTTGGGGAGATGCTGAAAAGACATTCCTCTTGTCTAAGCCATATATAGATGCGTTGTGGAAAACAATTGATAATGCAGAAGAGCAGGAACAAAAAGCACAGGAAATTGTAAACCAATTAAATAAACAGCAAAATAAGACAGCTACCGAGTAATCGGTGGCTGTTTTTATTTTATAAAAATTCGCAAAGTTGTGAGCGTAAAAATCAACAGTGTCATTCGGTGTCGTTGCACCGCAAAAATTCGTAAAGACATATCGGAGGTAATCAATGAAAAGAGAAGAGTTAATTGCAATGGGTATCAGTGAGGAAAATGTTGAGAAAATCATTGCTGATTACGGCAGTGCCGTACAGAGAGAACAGGCAAAAGCAGCAGAGCTTAAGGCAAAGGCAGACAGCGCAGATGAGTTGCAGAAAAAGCTGGATGAAATGGAAGCAGGAAACCTCACGGAACTTGAAAAAGCAAACAAGGCGTTAGAGACAGCAAATCAGCAGATTGCAGATATGCAGAAGAAAAACGCCATTAGAGACCAGCGCGAAGCATTGATGGAAAAGTTAAAAATCAATGCAGAGCAGGCAAAATCCGTTGTCAAGGATAATGGAAGCCTTGATTATGACGCTCTTGGAAAGATTACAGCCGAAAAGGAAACCGCGGCAGCGCAGGCAAAGGAACAGGAGATTGCAAATAATTCTGAAAATCCGGGCGGCGGTACTGCAGGTGGAGAAAATAAAAAAACTGCGGACGTAGAGAACGCAGAAAAAATCAGTTTTGGCGAACCGGCAAAAAATGCAGAAGCCAAAGACCATTATGTTTTATAGGAGGTAAATTATGGGAAAACCAATTGAAAGAGACTTTACACAGAGTAAAGGAATTTTAAAATTCTTTCCTTATGAGGGTGCGGCGTGCATCGTTCCGCAGACAATGGTAACAAGTGCCGATGCAAACGGAAAGAAGATTGCAAAGGCAGGGACACCGTTCCCAAGCAATGACGAATCTTGCAAAGGGTATCTTCTGGAAGATGTTGACGTAACAATGGGAGATGCGCCTGGAACTTATGTATATCAGGGTTCTATTGACAGCGCAAAGGTAACGGCAAATGGAGTGACCGTAGAAGCAACTGCAAAAGCAGCAACACCGCGTGTCACTTTTTTTGATTAAGAAATGGAGGTATTAGAGAATGGCATTACCATTAGCAGAAGCATTTACCGCAAGAAGTCTTGGGGTTATGTGGAATAATTATGAAAAAACGCTTGGTTCTGCGCCTTACTTAGGTAGACAGAAATTTGGAACCAGAAAACAGGACAGCCTTGAACTTAGATTTATCAAAGGGAAAAACGGTCTTCCGGTATCATTAAAGGCATCCAATTTTGATGCGCAGGCAGAGTTAAGAGATGTCGGTGGATTTTCGGATATTCAGAACGAGATGCCGTTCTACCGTGAATCTTACATGGTAACAGAGCGTGAAGAGCAGGAGTATGCAAATTACCAGTCGGCAGAAAATTCCAACATGGCAAACCAGGTGCTTAGAGAAATCAGCAAAAAACCGATGATGCTGATTGAGGGCGCAAGAGTAGTGCCGGAACGCCAGATTTGGCAGTTATTAGCACCATCTGATGGTATTCCAAGAGTACAGGTAACAATTGGTGGCAAGAGCTACTATGTTGATTATACTTCCGATAATGGAGTATCGCACAAGAGAGACCATTACAAAGATATTTCTGGAAGCGATACCGATAAATGGTCTGCATCCGAAACAGCAACGCCACTTGATGACCTTATCGAGATTAAACGTGAGTTTGCAAAGAAAACCGGATATTCCCTTGCACGTTTTAGCATGAATACAGAAACGTGGGAGATGGTTCTTAAGGCAGAAGACACAAAGAAACAGGTGCTTGGAATTACTGCTTACAATGGAGGTATTCGTTTACAGCAGGGGCAGGTTACAGAGTATCTTAGAGGATACGGCATCGAGATTGAAGTTTACGACAAACTTTACATCGACCCGGCAGACGGTGCCACCAAATATTTTATTCCTACAGGAGTTATTTCAGCGCAGTCATCCGGCGTGTACCTTGGAGATTATGTCTTTGGAAAGACACCGGAAGAGAGAAGCGGAAGTTTAACAGACGGAAACCTTTCTATTGTAGAAACCGGCATTTCGGTATATACATACGCAACAAATCATCCGATCAACACGCATTGCATTGTGTCAATGATCGGATTGCCTACTTTTGAGGGCATGGACAGCGTTGTTGTCATGAAAGTTGCGTAGGAGGTGCGGTATGATTGCTGAATATACAGTAAAGCGCAATGGAAGATGGTATAAAGCAGGAGATGAAATCCCGGACATTGTTTCGGGAGAGAAATCTTCCGGCGCGTACACCAAGACAGAGATTAACAGAATGAGCACTGCTGATTTACAGGCACTTGCCGCTGAACATGGGATCGAGGGTGCAGAAGAAATCAGTGGAGCGGAACTGAAACGCATTTTGATCGAGCAGTTTGGATTATAGGTAGGGAAGAATGGACGAATATACAACATTAGAGCAGGTCAAAATCAGACTGAAACAATTTCATATTGAAACCGTTACGGACGAAGATGGTGTTACTTCTGATGTTGTCGTGTTCGACCAGAAAGAAGATAACCCTTACATTGAACAGCTTATCAAGCAGGCAAGAAATGAAGTGGTAAGCAAGCGGAATTACCCGGAAAGCTACACGGATGAAAAAATATCCGAAGACTTGAAACAGTTTGAGGATGTAATCGTCAATTTAGCCGTGTACGACCATTCACAGGCAGGAGAAGCCTATATGGCAAGCTATTCAGAAAACGGAGTGAGCCGTAGCTGGAAAGACAGGGAAAGCTTGTTTGTCTGTGTATTTCCGTTTGTAAAATCATTATAACTCATCGATTTCGAGGAGTTTAGAAGATTGTGCGTTACGTTTTGCCGATGTTGGCAAAACGTAGCAGGCGGCACACATTGAGCGGTGGTGGACGGTGTGCCATAAAAAATGAAAGGCGGTATATGATTTGACGATTGAAATATCAACAGCAATCATTATAAGCGTGCTGTCGCTTGGTTTTTCCGTCTTTATGGGCTTGAAGAGCAACAAAAGGACAGACAACACGGATCTTGAAGAGCGCGTGCGGGAGAACACACGCATTAACATGAAGTTGGATGCCATTTCAAACAACACGACCGAGATCAAAAATGAAGTATCTGAGATGCGAAAAGAAATAAATTCTCATGACAACAGAATCATAAAGGTGGAGGAAAGTGTGAAATCGGCGCATCACAGAATTGACGGGATAGAAACCCGTCTTAATGATGAAAAGGAGGTTTAATCATGGATATTATACAGTCTGTAATTGCAAATATGACAATTATTCTGGCAATCATTGGTGCGCTGGCATTTGTTGTGTCTGTGGTAACACAGGTAATCAAAGGTGTAGGCGTATTTTCTAAGATTCCAACGGACATTTTGGTATTTGTTCTTTCTATCGGAATCACGGTCGCTGCGTTTGTGGCATACATGCAGTACATCCAGACATCAATTTTATGGTATATGATCTTGGCAGCTATTATTGCAGGATTTATTGTTGCGTTTGTCGCAATGTATGGATGGGAAAAGCTTTCTGAGCTGTGGAAACGGTTCGGCAAGGATGTGAAGTGAAATGCTTGAGATCAATAAGCAAAAAATGAGTTATTCGCAGCAAAGCGGCAAGGTGCCGGTATATGTGACGGATGATGATGGTAACATCGAATATTCTTCGTACACGGATTCTGATGGTAATGTAATTTATTACCTTGATGATGACGGGAACAAGATACCGAAGACAACCGGAGAGTATACCACAGGTTATGAAAAGCCTGTGGTTTTTTATTCTTCGATCAGCAATAAGTTGAGCGAAGCACTTATAAAAGAATTTGGCGTAGATAACTCTACAAATTTTGTTCAGATCGTAGAAGACAAAGGAAAGCTTCCATTGAGCGTCGGATCTTTGGTATGGAAACGATCAGACGTAAAGTACAAAGATGAAGAGAATACAATCGTTGACGAAAATTCGGCTGATTACATCGTAAAAGGTGTCGCAGACGAGGGATTGACGGTTGATTTGTTCTTGTTACAAAAAAATGTGAAGTAGGTGTGGCATGGGGAAGAAAGTAATCACAATGAGCCTGTCTGAAAAGTCTATTCAGAACGCCATACGAGAGCTTAGAGCCTATAAAAACAGCTTGACATATAAATGCCAGCTATTGGCAGAAAAACTCGCGGAAAAGGGCGTAGAGATTGCCAGAGTACAAATTGCTGACCTTGACGCAATATTCACATCAGAATTGATTTCCAGTATTCATTCAGAATACAAGGGAAGTACCAAAGGAGGCGGGATATGGGCGGTAGTTGCCGGGACGGACCATGCAATGTTTGTTGAATTTGGAACAGGAACCGTAGGACAGCAAAATCCTTATCCAGGGAAACTGCCGGATGGCGTTTCGTGGCAGTATGCAAGTGGAAAAACTATCCATCAGATTTCAGATGGAAGATATGGATGGTTTTATCAGGACGACAATGGCGATTGGTGGTTTACAGAGGGAATGCCAAGCCGACCATTCATGTATCTGACCGCAAATGAGTTGCGGCAGATTGTTACACAGACAGCGAAGGAGGTGTTTGGATAATGGCAGGAAACCAGTGGGTATTTGACCTTGAAATAAACATTTTCTCCAATGTTGCAACGATAGCCAAACCAAAACTCAAGAAAAAATACAAAAGCATGAATTTTGACACTGCATTTACAACGGTTGAAAAGAACCTTGATAAAGACCCTGTTTTCCCGACCATTTACATTCACGAGATGCCGGGGCTTGAACGTGGGGCAGATTTAGAGGGCACATCCGTAAATGCGGTGCAGGAAACAATACAGGTTGACGTCATTACAAACACAAAGCAGAGCGATGCAAAAGGGATTATGGCTATTTTAGCTGATGCCTTTAAACAGATGCGATTTCAAATCACAGCAATGCCGGAGTTTAAAAATGACAGTGAGAAAAAATTTAGAAGCGTTGCAAGGTTCCGGCGGATAATCGGAGCCAACGACAGATTGATGTAAAAGAGCCGAAAGGCTCTATTTTTTATGCACCGGGTGCAAAAAGATGCGCCCGATAACCGCATTATTTGGCGGTAGAAAGAGAGGTAAAAATGGCAGAAGCAGGATTGTCTACGTTAGGCATTACGTTTGGCTATGGAACAGAAACCACAGCCGGAACAAAGCCTACATCGTTTAAACAGCTTACAAGAATTAACGCAATCGGCGGTATCAACATTGAGCCGGAACAGATTGACGCATCTGCATTAGAAGATGCTATTACCAGATATGTAAAGGGTCGCGCAGATACCGGTGGCTCTTTCCCTATCACGGTAAACCTTACGGATGCCACAAAGGAAGAGTGGGAAGCACTTATCACGGCGTATAAGGCGCTTTCCGGCGGGAAAAGAATGTGGTTTGAAACTATTATCCCGGGATTTACCGACGCGTTTTTTGTTGTGGCTCAGCCGCCAGAGCAGATTCCACAGCCGGAGATTGGTCAGAACGAACTTTTGACGGTTGAAATGAATCTTACCATTGAAGAATACAAGGGCATGGACACCGCTGTAGCTTTTACACCGGGGGAATAACACGTCAGTCGAATAGTTCGGTTGGATCGGCTGACGATAACCAGACAACCGAGCCAGAGCTTGAAGAAACAATTTAAAAGAACAGGGCGGTCTTCGGACTGCCCTTTCCCTATATGAGAGGGAGAAAGGGAAAGAAAATGACAAAATTAAAATTTGGCGAGAAAGAATTACAGATCAAGTTTGGATATGAAGCAACCGTGAAAAGCGGAATTATCAAGAAAGTAGCAAAATTAGACCAGATGGAAGATATCGAAGCGGTTGACGAAATCCTTTTATTTCTTCCAGAGTTAATCCTTGTAGGCGCGCAGAAGTTTCACAAAGAGGAACTTGGATACAATCCGGACAATGAGGGAGAAAAGGAACAGCAGCTTGGAAAAGTATATGCCATGCTGGATGATTACTTTGACGGAGAAGATGCAGATGTTCAGGTACTTTACAATGCACTTTTAGCGGAGCTGCTTGAAAACGGTTTTTTATCAAAACTGCTCAAAGCAGATCAGAAAGAAGCGGAGAAGAAAACTCCGAGGAAAAAGTAGAAGAACAGAGAGAACTTACATGGGGAACATATTGTGCGGAAATCCGCCCATTCTGGCTTTTAGTTACAAAAGGGTATGGATTTACCGTGCATGATATAGACACGTCCTGTCCGACTGATTTACAGCCTTATGCGGATGCTTACAACTTAGATAAAAAGCAAAGAGACAATGAGATGTGGATGTGGTTTGGAACATATGGATTGTCTGCGGTATCGGTGGCAGTAGAACATTGTCTTGCCGGACGAAAAGCAAAATCAAAGTATATTGAAAAACCAATCAATGAGCAACAAGGGAAAGATGATTCGGAAATGACGGAAGAAGAAATTAAGAAACAGAGAGAGCTATTTGTGGCAAAGCTCAAAATTATGCAGTCAAACTATGAGTTGAGCCACCCAAAACCAGAAAAGAACTTGGAGGTATAAATATGAGAATTGGATCTGCAAGACATGATGAAAATGGGAAATTGACCGGTGGGAGACCGGGAGATCAGACCGGAACAGAAGTAAGTATGCAAAACTTTTATGTTCATAAAAAAGGATGGTATGTGTTAAGACCAAAAACAAAAGATATGGCGGATAAACTGGCAGAATCAATGATTACAGCGTGCAATAATGATAATATTGGCTACTGTCAGGGACACCGGCTTGGAATTGTCAAATATGGTATTAATTCAAAAGTAAAAACAGAAGCAGATTGCGGCACAACGGTACGTGCATGCATTATTCATGCAACTGGAAAAGATGTTGGAAATTTCACCACAGCAAATGAAAAATCTGTACTTCTTTCTAGTGGCATGTTTGATGACATTGGAGGTTATGCGGCAGGAATGGTTCTTTACAATGGAGATGTTCTTGTCACAAAAACCAAAGGTCATACAGCGATTGTGACAAGCGGAAACCCTAGAAAAAATGTAAAAGATCATTTAAACCCATACCCGGAACCTGTAAGGATTTTAAAGAAAAAATTCCCTTGCATGAGAGGGGATGATGTGAGATGGCTTCAGACGGAGCTTATTTATCACGGATGCCTAGATGAAAAAGATAAAAAGGGAAAAAGTAATGTGGACGGTATTCTTGGAAATGATACGGCGACCGGTATTGGAACATTCCAGAAAAAAGTCGGAATTACAGTAGATAAGAAATGCGGACCGGTTACAAGAGAAAAATTAAAAGAGTAGATCAAGGACGGTAAGGTGTCACAGCCTACCGTCTTTTTATTTTGCATAGAAAGTTGGTGCATATATGGCAGACATTGATGAATTACAAATAAAAATCAAAGCTGACTCTGCAAAAGCAAGTAATTCCATAGAAAGCCTTGTAAACAGCATGAATAGGCTCCGGGAAAGCATATCGTTTGACACTGCAAAACTTTCAAATATTGCAAGCGGAATCAGAAGCATTTCCGATGCGGCTACCGGATTCAAAGGTGGTAAATCTTCGGAAATCACATCAATGGTGCGGGCACTCAATAAATTTTCTGGTGTTGATGCAAATTCTATCCACGGAATATCTTCTGCTGTGAGAGATCTTGCATCTGGAATAGCAAGTGTTAAGGCTGTTGATACAAGCGGACTCATAAGCATGGTGTCTGCGTTGTCAAAAATCGGTGGCAAGGCATCTACACAGGCGACAAAGAATTTACCGGCTCTTTCTGCACAGTTACAAAACTTTGTACGTCAAATGAACAAGATAGGTGCATTGAATTTTGATATGACAAACATGAGTAATCTTGTAACGTCCATATCAAGGCTTGGAAGCGTTGCAAGCGGTCGTGCGGTAACTAATATACCTTTGCTTGCTGACAATCTCAAATACCTGTTTGAGACGCTTTCAAAAGCACCAAATGTATCTTCGAATATCATTCAGATGACGCAGGCACTTGGCAATCTTTCCAACAGGTCTGGCAGCGCAATTTCCGGATTAAATACCAGCATCAGTAGTCTTTCCGGTTCTTTCCTTGGATTTAAGACATCCACAGGAAAAGCATTGATCGGACTCAAGTCATTCACAAGACAGATTTTGTCCTCTATGGGGATTTATCTTGGTCTGTACGGAGCGATAAGAGGAATAAAAAATGCAATCGACATATCATCCGCATTAACAGAGGTTCAGAACGTTGTTGATGTTACTTTTGGTGACATGTCAAAGAAAGTCAATGAGTTTGCACAGGACTCTATACGTCAGTTCGGTATGTCAGAACTGACACTGAAACAGACGGCAAGCCGATTCCAAGCAATGGGAACAGCCATGGGAATTGACAGCAGTTTGATAAAGAAAGCCAATGAGTTTTTGAACAAACAGACAGATGGCTATATTGGTTTGTCTGATTCCATGGCTGATGTGTCTTTGAATTTAACAAAATTAACTGCGGATATGGCTTCTTTGTATGACGTAGATCAGGATGTTGTGTCGCAGGATTTAGCTGCAATATTTACCGGACAGACACGCCCATTAAGAGATTACGGTCTTGATCTTACGCAGGCAACCCTTAAAGAGTGGGCGATGAAACAGGGATTAGATTCTGATATTGCGTCTATGTCACAGGCTGAAAAGACAATGCTCCGGTATCAGTACGTCCTTGCCAATACGCAGACAGCACAGGGAGACTTTGCGCGTACGGCTGATTCATGGGCGAACCAGATCAGAATTTTAAAACAGTCATTTGAACAGCTTGGCAGTGTTATTGGTGGAGCATTAATCAATGCTTTCAAACCATTCGTAAAAGCACTCAATTCCGTTTTACTGGTTGTTATCAGCTTTGTTACAAAGGTTACAAACGCTTTAGGCGCAATCTTCGGATGGAAATACGAGGATTCCGGTGCAGGTCTTGCAGATAGTTTTTCAGATGCGGCAGAGAGCGCAGGCGATGTTGCTGACAATACCGGACAGGCGGCAAAGAACATCGACAAGATGAATAAGGGCGTCCGTCAGTTTGATGAATTGAAACTGATTACCACAAATGATGGTTCGGGCAAAAAAGGTTCGGGCGGTTCCGGCGGCGGTGGCGCATCAGGCGGTGCCAGTGGCGGTAAACTTGTCAAGACAGATACTATTTTTAAAAATTACGAAAGTGATATTAAAAATCTGAAACAGCTTGGAAAATACATCAGTGATGCCTTATCAAAAGCTATGGAGTCTATCAACTGGGATAAGATTTATTCCAAGGCAAGAAATTTCGGCAAAGGCTTGGCAGATTTCCTTAATGGTCTTATTAATCCGAGACTGTTCGGGAATGTCGGAAAAACGATTGCAGGGGCATTGAATACTACATTGGAGTTTTTAAATTCTTTTGGAACGAGATTTAACTGGAAGAATTTTGGAAATTCTATTGCAGCAGGGATTAATAAATTTTTCAAAACTTTCAAGTTTACTCTTTTGGCAAGAACATTGAATACATGGGCGAAAGGTTTGCTTGATGCAATGATTTCTGCTATTGATGGAGTGAATTGGTATAGGATTGGAAAGAAAATCGGAGAGTTCCTGTCTGATATAGATTGGCTTGGCATATGTGGAAAAATTGCGCAGGTAATTTGGAAAGCTATAAATGCTGGGCTAAGCACATGGTCTGGTATATTTTCTGCTGCACCAATAGAAGCAACCATTCTTGGAGTAATTGCAGCAATAAAAATATCAACCATTACGTTATCAGCATTAGACAATATTAAGACAAAGATTTTGGCAATAAAAGATACTCTTTTGAATTTTGCAGCTACTGTCGTTGCGCATCCTTATTTAGCAATAGCAGCGGCGATCGCAGCAATAGGGTTAGCTGTATATAATTTCCATAAAAGTTGGCAAAAAGAGATTGCAGATCAGTTTTTGGAGTTTGAGGAAGAAATAGGATCAAATAACCAGAAAATGGAAGATGCCGCACAAAATTTAAGAGATTTAGCTGACACTACAAAGGATTTAACATCTAAATCCGAAGCAAGTGCAGATCAGCTTCAACAGCTTGCAGATTCATATTTCGAACTTGCAGACAAGACGAGCTTAACAGCAGCAGATCAAGAAACATTAAAAACGAGAGCACAACAGCTTATTGATATTTGTCCAGAATTAGCAAATCAGATTGATATGACTACTGGAAAATATACAGCACAAAAGGAAGAACTTCTAAAGACCATAGAAGCGCAGAAAGAATATTATAGAGTTGCAGGATATAAAGATGTTGTAGAGCAGTACAGTAAGGCACTTGCGGAAGCTAATGTCGAGTTGGAAGTATCAGAGCAGAACTACAAAAAAAATAAAACAGAGTTAGATAAACTCAATAAAATAATTTCTGATATAGGTGCAACAGAGGACTGGAATGATTGGTGGAAGCGAAATGCAGACGCTTTAAAAGCAAATGGCATAGAAGCAAAAAATGCAAGCGATGCACATGATGAACTTGTAAAGAAAATGGTTTTCTTAGAAGATGAACAGTCCAAAATAACAGAAACACAAAAGACGCTTAGAGATGAGGTTGAAAAAGCTACAACATCTTACAATACTGCAAATGATATGCTTGAACAACATACGCAGAAATACAATAAATTGTCTGATGCCGTAGATAAGATTAACTTTGGACAAATTGCATTGAACGCATCAAAAGCAATAGATGATCTTGGCGGAATATTTGTCAATGGTAAGCAGGTAATCGGAAAAGAAGCAGTAGAATTATATCAAACAATTATTGATTCCTATGGAACGACAGACCAAGATATGTATAACCTTGGGGAAAAAGGAATGGTACAATTTGGTGTTGGCGGAGTTGCAGGAACGAAAGAAGCAATACCAACATTGACCGCAGAACTAGAAAATGAAATAACAACATGGTATAACGACAGAGGATACAATGTAGCAATAGAAGGCGGAAAAGTAATTGTTAAAGGATTTTCGGATGGTGGTGTAGCCCAGTCTCAAAGTGCAGTCGATACAGTTACCGGAGAAATTACACGAAAAGGTAAATTAAAGGAACTCATGCTGTCCAATATGGGGGAAAGTTGGGCGAAAAATACAGTAGATGGATACAATGATGGTATCAGAGATAACTCAAGCAGTACTGGAGATGCTATGCTTGATTATATGAACAATAATATCAAGGCACCTTTTACAACAAACATGGGGATACATTCGCCATCCACGGTGTTTTCTGATTATGGAAAATATACGGTAGAGGGATTTAATAGTGGAGTATCTGGGAATCAGAATACAACGCACGGTGTTATTTCTAGCTGGGTATCAAATATTGGTTCTTGGTTTACAAATTTGATGGGGATACATTCGCCATCAAGAGTGTTTAAAGAATTTGCAGGATTTACGGTAGAAGGATTTAATAATGGTATTTCTGATGGATCTAAAAGTACATTTAAGGAGATAAAAAACTGGTCCGAGGGAATTAAGGACAGTTTTGGATTGACAGGGTTAAAAGCAGCGCCGGAAGTTGTATATAAGTACAATAGAAGCATAACTGACAACGTAAACGCATCTATAAAATACAATTCCGGTAGCATTGAAAGTACTATTGGAAAAGAAATGCAGATAGCAATGTCAAGCGCTATTGATTACGATAAACTGGGAGACGTCATTGTATCAAAACTTGAAAAAGCAGATATTACGGCGGTTCTTGATTCAGATAAAGCGTATCAAGGGACAGTAAAAAAATGGAGACAGGAAGCAAATAGAACGCAGAGAAATCCAGTTCCTATATTTTAATTGCAACTCTCTTTCGTTTGTGGTATGGTTTGTATAATATATTACAAATGGGAGGGAGTTCATGAAAAAGTGGGGAATAGTAATTTTGACAATAGCTGTGTTGGTATTAACTGGGTGTGGAAACGGATATGAGGAAGAAAAAATAGAGACGACAGAAACGGATGGAACTGTCGTGATTGAAAGAGAAACTGGAATAGAAAAGAATGTAAAAAGTATACCGTATGACAGCATGAATTATAATGATAGTACATTTGGAATAAAATCAGTAGATTTGTGTCAGATGGAATATAAAAATGGTTACATGCCGTATGTTATAGTTGAATTTGATATAAGCACACTTTCAGAAGAAGATATCTACTGGCTGTATGAAAATGATCAAAAAGATTTTGATATTTGTGTTTATATAGACAGCGAAAAGAATAGAATTGATTTTGAAAATATGGATACATTGTATCTTGGGAAAGATGATAGTAAAGTTATCTGTATATTTACTCTTTATGATTATTATAAATTTGACATGTCAGACATGGAAGTAACTGTTTGCGTGAATGTAAAACAGAATGACAAATGCACATACCAAAACAAGGATACTGGAGGAATATCAGACTTAAGAAAAGAAAATTCATACGATTGGTCTATAAATAGATATTCTTCTGATATAAAAATAGATGTTTTGAACGGAATCCCTGTTGAATATATTTCGTATATTGAAAATTACATAGGAACCTTATAAGCGAGGGAAAATACATGGGAGATAAAACATTAGAATCAGAACTAATGGCGTGTAAAGAAGAATTAAAAGAAGCAAATGAACAAATAGAATATTTAAAATATGAGTTGGAGAAAAAAGAAAAAAATCACAAATGGGAAATCAGGGAAATAAATAAAAGAATAGAACAGGCAACTGATAAAAACTTGGAATTATATGACAGAGAATCAAAAGCACTTATTTATGCAGATCAGTTGGAAAAAGATAAAAACATACTTGTTAAAGAAAAGAGAGAACATGAAAAGAAAATAGAAAAATTAGAGAGAGAAAATGAACAGTTGAAAGAAGAATTAGCAAAAATTACAGAAAGAAAAAACTTTAGCAACGATCCTGAATGGAGAGTACTTAAAGCAGCAGGGGAAAATAAGAAAACAAAATAATCCAATTAGAAAAAGACGCCTCAAGAGGTGTCTTTTTTGTATTCCTTGATTTTTAACAGATCGGATAAGTATTCTAGCAAGCGTTTTTGCCCAGAATTGTTTAATTTGTGAAAATTGCTGATAAAATTTGCAAATTAGCTGTTTGACAAACACACATAGAAAATATATAATTTCAGTAATTAAAAATCACGCAGGTAAGACCTAAAGAATTTAGGACGTCCTGCAAGCCTATGAGGAATAGGTGCGGATTCGTGACCGCCAGAGATTGAAGAAATTCAGTCTTTGGTGGTCTTTTTATTTATTTCAAACTGCATAAGAAAAATAAAAAAATGAAATTTAAACCTGCCTGTCAAATGACAGTAGCGAAAGAAAGGTGGAAAAGAGTATGTATGAATTGGTGGAACTCAAAGGAAACGATGTTTTTACAAACAGCAAAGTGATTGCAGATGGAACAAATAACCAACATGAATCTGTTGTTGCTATTATCAGAAAATATGAGAAAGATATTTTAGACTTTGGCAATATTGATTTCTCCGATTTAAAATCGGGGAAAAGGGGGCAGCCTGAAAGAGTTTATTATTTGAATGAGGAACAAGCAACATTTGTTATAACTCTTTTGAGAAATTCAAAAATAGTTGTGAAGTTTAAGAAAGAGTTGGTTCGACAGTTTTATGCAATGCGCAGATTTATTCTTGAAAAGCAATCGAAACTATGGGGCGAAACAAGAATTGCTAATAAAGAAAATCGGCTGAAAGAAACTGATGTGATTAAACTTCTTGTAGACTATGCCAAAGAACAAGGAAGTACGCATTCAGATAAACTGTATGTGACATATACCAAGTTGGCAAAATCAGTAATTGGTGGAAATCGCGACAATATCACAGTTTCAGATCTCAATAATCTAACCCTTGTGGAAAGCATTATTTTGCAGACTATTAGAATTGATATGTCAATGGGTATGCACTACAAGGATATTTATAGGGATTGCAAAAATAGAATAGAACAATTTGCAGATATAACTTACCTGTCCGCTTAGCCCCGAAAATTTGGGGCTATTCCAGTATTTCGTCACGGGAAATTACAATCTTACTAAATATATAGCGTGCGACTCCTGTTAGGGTATGTTCCTAACGCACGTGAATTTAAAGGTTGAGCCTTGCGAAATGTAAGGCTCGGAAATTTAGGAGATAGAAAATATGGCATACACAGCTCTTATGACTAAAGATGAAATTGGATTTGAAAACAATACGAACACGATAACAACACTTGAAATTGCAGAAATGATGGAAGTTCCGCACTATGAGATTTTAAAAAAATTGGAAGGGACAACAAATCCAGACGGAAGCACTAAACAGGCAGGAATTATACCAACATTAGGTAAAGGGAAAATTCCCGTTACCGATTATTTCATCAAATCAACGTATTTGACAGGGCAAAACAAGAAGATGCCGTGTTATGAAGTTACCAAGATTGGTTGTGATTTTCTTGCTAATAAGTTTACAGGAGAAAAAGGTATCCTATTCACAGCAAAATATGTAAAGCGTTTTAACGAAATGGAGAGGGGACAGGTCCCGAAAGATTTTCCATCGGCACTTCGGGCATATGCGGATGAAGTAGAGCGTAGGCAGATTGCAGAACAGGAGAATGAAAAGCTGCAGCAGGAACTTGACTATAGCAAAGACTGGTATTCTATTAAGCGTGTTGCAGCAATGAACGGTGTGGACTGGAAAACATTTAATTGGCGAAAACTCAAAGAAAAGAGCATTGAACTTGGATATGGCGTGAAAAAGATTTTTGATGCAAATTATGGAGAGGTAAATACCTACCATAGGGATGTTTGGGAAGCAGCATACCCGGAGTATGAAATTTAGGAGAAATTTTATGAACAAATTAGAAATCAGGATTACATATGGGAACACGGAAGTAATTCACACACCGGAGAAAATTGTAATTAAATCGCCCAATATCGAAGTAATTACAAAATAGATCAAGAAAAAGAAGTGACATCTATCAAATTGGTGGTAGGTGCTATTTTTATACCTATTTTCAGGAGAATAGCCATGAAAAAATATAAACCAATAGACTGGAGCAAGTGCCCGGAAAGTTGCACACCAATAGGAAATCCGAATAATTGCTTTGTGGCGGATATTCTGCCGGACGGAAAAACTGAAATCTTATTTTTAAGTGATGATAACGGTGTTCGTATTTGTAAATCTGAAAGAGTAACTTGATTGGAGGTGATCGTATGGCATACAGCGGATGGCTTTTAAAGATTGGAAATTACATAGTGCCAATGTCTTTTATGAAAGCGGAATCATATAGTCCATATGTTAATATGCAGGATTTAGATGATTATACGGATGCCAACGGTTATCTGCATAGAAATGCCGTGGAATTAAAGGCTTTAAAAGTGGAGTTTGAGACACGGGCAATGCTGACAAATAAGACTTTTAGTGAGGTTTTAAACAATATTCGAAGTCAGTTCACAAATGCGACAGGGAGAGCCTGCTATATCACAGCGTATATCCCGGAATATGACGATTATGTGACGCAGTACGGTTATATGGCAGATTTTCAGCCTACGATATACGGAACATATGATGGAATAATTCGTTACAATTCAGTTCGGCTTGCTTTCATAGGGGGTGTGTACGGTGGTTAATTATAAATATGGCGACTTGTTCAAAAAAGATACGGTCGATAAGCAGTTATCCATCGTATCTGATGATGGAAAAATCAATATCACAAATACAGAGCTACACCAAGAAAAATTCGAATTGACCGAAAGTTTGTGTTCAGAACAGGAATTGACGTTTGGTTCGTGTGAAGCTGCCATGATTAAATTTACGGTGTCAAATACATTTTTGCCAATGAAGGGCAGATGGATGACAGTAAGGATGTCTCTTGGTGGACATGCAGATATCCCGTTCCAGTTCGGACGATATAAGGTTGATTCTGATACGCCCACGGCAGACAGGACGTGCCGTGATGTGGTTGCATATGATGCCCTTTATGACATTTTAAATGCAGATGTGGCAGCATGGTATAACACTGTCTTTCCATCCCATAAAGAGCAGCAGAAAGATAAAGATGGAAAAACTACGACTGTTACAGT